TAAGCTATTTAAAAGAAAATGAGGTAACAACTGACCTAGACCAACAGTTTGATAATATAAATTTTAAGTAAAATGTACGAATTAAAAGGAACAGTAAAAGTATTAAATGAAACTAATGTAATTAGTGAGAAGTTTAAAAAGAGAGAGTTTGTTATTACAGATGACTCTAGCCAATATCCACAAGATATACAACTACAGTTAACACAAGATAACTGTGATAAGTTAAACGGTATTTCTGTAGGTGATAGATTGCTAGTAAAGTTTAATCTAAGAGGTAGAGCTTGGAACGATCCAAAAACAGGAAATGATAGATATTTTAATAGTCTTGATGCTTGGTTTATCCAAAAAGAAAGCGGTAATAATGCACCAGCTCCACAGCCTGTAAGCATGAATAACAATGACTCTAATGATGATTTACCGTTTTAATGGATAGTAAAGAGTTAGATAATTTAATAGAGGGTATCAGCAAGGTTATTAGCTGGTACTCCTCTAATACTCATAAAGACGGTGAGTTATTGACATCTGCAAAACAAAAGTTATGCGGTTATTCTTTTACGTTTAGTTCTTTAGTGGGTGATGCTTTAAGTGAATATAACAAAGCATATAACTTTAGAAAGAGAAACCTAGCTACAAAGAAGTTAGAATACATTAAAGATGGTGAAACAGCTGGTAAGGCTGAAATGAAAGCCGAGCTAAAGAATTATGTGTTTAGAGTTGATGAGGGAGAGGCTGAGGCACTTTATAGAAAGGTTAAAAGTCAATTTGATACAATGAGAGATATTATAAGCTCTATGCAACAAGATTTATCTATTTTAAGAAAAGAAAAAGAAGATGCAAAAGTTTATAATAACGGGTAATACACCATCTAAAAGTAATTGCTACAAAGTTATTAGACTAGGTAATAGATGCGGATTAGGTAAGCAAAAAAAGCTATATGATTACGAAAAAAGCTTTTTATCTCAGATGAAACAATACAATTATGAATTAATTGAGGGTAATTTTAAATTTATTATTGATGTGTTTTATGATTCTCGTAGACCTGATTTAGATAACAGTTTAAAAGTGGTGCTAGATTGTTTACAGAAAGCTAAAGCTATTAAGAATGATAACAAATGCCTAGAGATAAAGGCTTTTAAACATTTAGATAAAGAAAAACCTAGAATAGAATTTAGTATTGTAGAGCTATAACACTATTTAAAATGATTTTAAATAAGGGTTGAAATTAATTTTTTTACCCTTTTTTTATTTTTTAATAGCTAAATATTAAAAACTTATTACTACATTTGATAAACACTAACACTAAAACAAATTAACATGGCAACATTTAAAACATTAGACGCATTATTAGAAGCAGTAGCTGCTTTACCATCGACTATTAAGTATTTAAAAGTACAGCGTAACTTAAATTCATTTCAAGCTCCATCTGATTATTTAGATATGGATAAAGAGTTAGCTGGACAAACTAAAATAATAATTGATAAAGCTTTATCTGATGAACAGTTTAAAGATTCAGATTACGAAGTGATGTATTATACATTAAATTCTCATTGCGGTGATCACTGCCCCGATACTGACAGTTATTATATTATGATTGAAACTAAAGCTAGTGAACATCTAGGTAATCAATTATCTAGTGGAAAATTAGGAAAATTAGATTAAAATTTATTTAACAATTTAAAACACAAATATCATGAACAAACAAACAAGATTTCAAATTACATTAATAGCGAAAAAAAACGCTTTAGAAAGTATCATAGAAGATACTGTTAACCACATTAACGATAAAAACTATCCAGCTACTAAAGACTTTTTTATAGAGCAAAAAGTTAAATACGAGGCTAAACTAGAATTAGTAAACGAAATTATTGAGGACTATTTAAATAACTAAGATTATGACTAAGCAACAGGAAATAGAAAAGATTGAAACTCATTTAATGATATTTGCGCAAAATTTAGGAGAGTATGGAGGTACTTTAAACATTGAAGATGCTGTAAGTAGTGAAGTTAAAACTGCATCAATGACAATGCAAAGAATATTAAAGGACTGTTATAATGAATTAGAAAACCAATTAAACTTACTAAAATGAAATATAACGAAACCGATCTATATAAGATTCATTCACTAGCTATAAAAGGACTTTCATTAAGGGAGTCCATAGCTACGCTGAGAAGTGAGAAAAATTTACCTTTTAATGAGGATAAGTTAAAAATGTTAGGTGATGCTGTATCTATTTATACTGGTGTTAGTGTTGATGAAATGTCTAAAGACTATAGAGTGTTAAATGTATCTACTGCTAGGAGTGCTTATTTATACCTAGCTTGTTTAATGACTAGCCTACCACTAACTAAAATAGCTCGTAGTATTAAAAAGCATCATGCAACAGTACTACACAATAAAAATAAAATTCATAACCTTTTAGAGATTGGAGATATTGAAACAAAGGAGCTTATAAATGATATTATAGCCATTTATGATAAAGCTTTAAGATGGTACAATGTAGAACACTTAAAAGAGGTTGAGAATGTACACTAAAAAAGATTTATTAATAGCCTTTAGAATGGGCGCAAAGGGTCTATCTTTTCCAATGGTAGAGGAGGTGTTAGGTGATTATGAAGATACTAGTACTTTTACACTTGAAAAGCTTCTTAGAATGGTTTGCAATTACTATAAGGTTGAGGTTAGTGAGGTTGTTAGCGAGTCCAGAAAGCAAATTTTAATAAATGCTAGATCCATGTATAGTTATTTCGCTACTGAGGTATATGGAGCTATCCAAGAGGATGCTAGTAGGCTACTAAAAAAAGATAGAACTACTTTAATACACTACAAGAGAAAAGTAAAAGGCTACCTAGACATAAATGATGAGGTAACAGTATTAGAGTTTAACCAGCTGAAAGAAAAACTAGAGAATGTTTTTTACTTTAGAATAGAAGAGGAGTAAATTTTTTAATAATCAATTAATTTTTTAAGTATGAAAGGTAATAATGTAAGCTCTATAGCTGCTTTAGCGTGGAGTAGAGGCTTAAATGTTAAACAAGTAACAATAGAATATAATGACTTTATAAACTGGTGTTATAGCATTGGTAAATCTTTTAAAATGTCAGATTTTATAATTTATTTAGATAAAGCTATTGTTAATGGAAGGATGGATTAGTTTACACAGGAAAATGGTTACTTGGGAATGGTACAATGATCCAAATACTTTAAGATTGTTTTTACACTGCCTTTTAAAGGCTAATCACACTGATAAAAAGTGGAGAGGAATAGACATAGAAAGAGGTAGTTTTGTAACTAGTTATGGCAAATTATCTAAGGAATTAGAGCTAAGTGTGCAAAATATTAGAACATCTATAGCCAACCTCAAGCTAACAGGCGAACTAACAAGCAAAAGCACGAGTAAAAACACTGTTATTAAGGTAGTTAACTATGGTTTGCATCAAACTGCTAACAAGCAAACTAACAAGCAAGTAACAAGCAATCAACAAGCAAGTAACAAGCAAGTAACAACAACTAATAATGATAATAATGATAATAATGATAATAAATTAAAAATAGAGGCTTCGCAAATTAAAAATTTTAAGGCTAAAATATTATCAGAAGTACAGCAAAAAAATATAATTGCTAAAGCTCAATCTGATGTAATTAAAAGAGGAGGTAAGTGGGCTTGTGATTATGATTTTAACCCTTATGATGTTTTAGGTAGACAATTTACTAATTATAATAAAATTTGTGTTGATGGTAAATGGTCTTTCAATGATCTTAACCATATTAAAAATAGTTTTTATAGTTTTGTAGTTGAATACTGGGAGTTTCAATATGATGCAATCGTATCTAAAATGAAAACTAAATACAAAAAAAAATACACTAAGAAATGGTAGAAACCTCAAATAAGATAGAATGGGAGAAAATAGACTTAACAGGTAAGAAACCTGATAGGAAAGGAGAGGTTAAAACATTATGCCCTAACTGTAGCCATACCAGAAAGAAAAAAACAGATAAATGTTTAGGAGTAAATATAGAAACTGGAGTAGGTCAATGTTGGAATTGTGGAGCTGTAGCGGTAAGAGATAAAAAACGCAACAAAATTAGCTACGATTTACCGCCTCAAAAATGGGGCAACCATACTGAGCTATCAGATAACGTAGTAAAGTTCTTTAAACAGCGTGGAATTAGCCAAAAAACGCTTATTGAGTGTAGAATAACAGAAGAGGAATACTATCAACCTCAACTTAACAAAAAAACTAACAATATTGTTTTTAATTATTTTTACGGTGTAACCCTGTTAAATAAAAAGTTTAGAAGTGCTAATAAAGCATTTACTCAATGTAAAAATGCTAAGAAAGTTTTTTACGGTATTAATGATATTGAGGGAGAAAAGGAATGTTACATAGTAGAGGGTGAAATGGATAAACTAGCACTTTATGAGGCTGGTTATAAAAACTGTATTAGCGTACCCAATGGAGCTAATGATTTGAATGATGTTTTTGAAACCTGTGGAGATGAGTTAAAAGAAGTTGAAAAGTATTATATAGCTGTAGATAATGATGAAGCTGGGCAAAAGTTAGAGAAAGCTTTAATTAATAGGCTAGGTAAATGGAAGTGCAGCAAAATTGAATTTGTAAATGGTAAGGATGCTAACGATGAATTAATGCATTCTGTTTTTAGTTTACAAGATGCTTTAAATAATCCTATAGACTATCCAGTAGAGGGTACTTTTACGGCTGTAGATGTTTGGGATGAGATTTTAGAATTATACCGTAATGGTGATGAGGAAACTATTAAACCTAAGTCTAATGACTTTGAAGAGTTTAATAAAATCTTTAGTATTCTAATGGGGCAACTAACAACCGTTACAGGTATACCATCATCGGGTAAGTCTAACTGGGTTGAGTGGTTTGTTACTCAGTTACTTTGTGATCATGATAATTTAAAAGCCTCTTTCTTTTCTCCTGAACATTTACCAATGAGAAAACATCATGAGGTATTATCTGAGAAAGTAGTAGGTAAAAAGTTTAGTGCATCTAAATTTGATAATAGAATGAATGAGGATGAGCTTACTAAATACAGAGATTGGAGTAAAGATAAGATTTACTTAACAGCTCCTGAGAAAGGTGAGTTAGTTAGCTGGGATTGGTTACTAGAAAGGTTTAAAGAGCAATGTTTTAAATACGGTTGTAATATCTTTGTAATAGATGCCTTTAATAAAGTTAAGCGTAAAAACGGTGAGAGTTTAGCTGAAATTGGGGAGATACTTGCAAGGATTACAGCATTTTGTCAGGCTTATGATGTTCATGTTTTTTTAATAGCTCATCCTACTAAAATGAGAAAGATAGAGGGGACAGAAAAGTATGAGATACCTGATTTATACAGCGTCAAAGGTTCGGGAGATTTTAGAGATCAAACACATAACGGGCTTTGCGTTCATAGAGATTATGAAACAGGTGAAGTAATTGTAAAAAACCTAAAAGCAAAATTTAAGAATCAAGGAAGTGGAAGTATAGGCAGTTTTGTTACTTTCAGTTATGACTTAAATAACGGGAGATATTATAACGGTTCACCTAGTGATAGACCTTTATGGGAAAAGACCAGCTCACAGCAAACAATAGAACCAATACAAAGCAATATTGATTATAGTAGAAGAAGCGCATTAAATAGGCAAAGCGGTTACTCTAATAATTTAATTGATGATTGCCCATTTTAAAAAAAAAGTAAAAAAAATTATTTTATATTATTATTTTATTACTACATTTACACACACACAAAACAATTAAACATTATGAATCAAAAAACAAGGTTATTAAACTACCTAGAAGAGGGTAACCCAATCAACCCGTTAAAGGCTTGGAATGAGCTAGGTATTTACAGGTTAGCATCTCGTGTATGCGATCTTAGAAAAGAGGGTATTAAGATTAAAGATGTATGGTTAGATGTATCTAACAAGTATGGAGAATTTGTAAGAGTTAAACAGTATTATTTATAAACTATGAACTATTTAGAATTTTTAGAAAACAAAAAGCACTCTATAGGTGATTTTGGTTTTAAAGCTAACTACATTCCTGATATGGCTTTTGACTTTCAAAAAGCAATTATTGAGAAAGCAGTTAGTAAAGGTCGTATGGCTATCTTTGCTGATACTGGTTTAGGTAAAACACTTATGCAAGTTGCAATAGCTCAAAACATTGTTAACCACACTAACGGAAAAGTATTAATACTTACTCCTTTAGCTGTAGCTTTTCAATTTATTTTAGAGGCTAAAAAGTTAGGTATTACAGATATTGAATATAGTAAAGACGGAAGTCATACTAAGAGTATTGTAATATGCAACTATGAAAGACTACACTACTTTAATAAAGAAGAGTTTCAAGGTGTTATACTAGATGAATCAAGTATACTAAAAAACTTTGACGGTAAGATTAAAAATCAAGTAACAAGCTTTGTTAAGAAAATACCTTTTAGATTTTTGTCTACTGCTACACCATCTCCTAACGATTTTATAGAATTAGGTACTAGCTCAGAGGCTTTAGGTTATATGGGTTATATGGATATGCTTACTAAGTTCTTTAAGAATAACATGGCTAGTATAGCAAAACAATCTAAAAACATTGGAGAGAAATATTACTTAAAACCACACGCAGAAAAAAGTTTTTTCGCATGGGTTAACCAGTGGTCAATGATGGTAAAGATGCCTAGTGATTTAGGTTTTGATAATACTAGATATGAGTTACCTAAACTAATAACCAATAAACACATAGTAGAGAATAAATGTACTGTAGATGTTGATGGGCAAATTAAAATGTTCACTTTTGTAGCTAAATCATTTAGAGAAATAAGGCACGAGCAAAAAGTAACTTTAGAGGATAGATGTATTAAAGCTGTTGAGTTAGCAAAAGATAAAACTAGTGTATATTGGGTTAACTTAAATGACGAAAGCTCATTGATTAAAAAGCTAGATCCTGAGGCTGTAGAGATTACTGGAAGTATGACTATAGATAAAAAAGAACAGATACTTATGGACTTTGCTAATGGTAAGATAAAAAGATTAATTACTAAGGCTAAGATGACAGGTATGGGGTTAAATTGGCAACATTGTAATCATTCTGTATTTTTTCCAACTTACTCATACGAACAGTACTATCAAGCTATTAGGAGGTTTTGGAGGTTTGGACAAAAGAATAACGTAGTAATAGATTTAGTTATATCAGATGGACAAACAAGAGTACTAGAAGCATTACAGCAAAAAACAGAGAAAGCAATACAACTATACGAAAATTTAACAAGAAACGTAAACTCGGTTTACTCAGAAACTATTAAACAATTCGATAACGAAATTATTAAACCTAAATTTTAATTATTATGAGCAAAGTAAAAGAACAATTAGTAAAAGACAATTACGCAATTTATAACAGTGATTGTATGTATGTAATGCCTACTTTAGATGATAAGTCTATAGATTTATCAGTTTACTCTCCTCCGTTTGCTGGTCTTTATAACTACTCAAGTAGTGATAATGATTTTAGTAACTGTGAAAGTAAAGAGCAGTTTTTAGAACAGTACGAGTATTTAGTTGAGCAAATAGCAAGAGTAACTAAAGACGGTCGTATAACGGCTGTACATTGTACTGATGTATTTGATAATATTTGTAGACTATGGGACTTTCCACATGAAGTAATTAAAATACATGAAAAGTACGGCTTTGAATATAGAAACCGTATTACAATATGGAAAGAGCCTCTTAAAGTACGTATGCGTACGATGGTGCAGAGTTTAATGCATAAGTTTATAGTAGAGGACTCTACAAAGTGTTTTACTGCTATGCCTGATTATGTTTTGATATTTACTAAGAAAGGAACTAATCAAGTACCTGTAACGCATCCAAACGGATTAAAAAAGTATTACGGTGAAACTCCAATACTACCAAACATTTTAAGAGCTTGGAATAATGCTAATAAATCTGATTTAAACGAGCCTCAGTTATGGGAGTATTTGAATAAAGAATTTAAAAACCATAAAGACCCAAAGACTAATAAATTATCTCATTATATATGGCAGCGTTATGCTAGTTCTGTATGGGATGATATTAGGCTAGATAATGTTTTACCTTTTAGAGATTCAAGAGAGGAGGATGATGAAAAGCACGTACACCCATTGCAACTAGATGTAATAGATAGAATAGTTGAGATGTACAGTAACGAGGGTGAGGTTGTTTTAACTCCTTTTATGGGTGTTGGTTCTGAGGTTTATAGTCCAGTATCATTAGGTAGAAAAGCAATAGGTATAGAGTTAAAAGATTCTTACTTTAAACAAGCTAAGATTAACTTAGAGTTAGCAGATAATAGATTTCAAGAGGAATCAGAGCAAAAAACTTTATTCTAATGAAAGACTTAATAGAAGCAAATTATAAAAGTATAGTAGATCGGGGGTTAATAGCCCCCTCTACTAATTACTTTGAGTTTATTGATAAACTAGATGAAGAGGTAAAAGAGTTTAAAGAGTCTTTAGACTGGTTTATGAGAACAGATAAGCTAGGCTTTAAACCTATGCATATAGATGTATGCGAGGAGTTAGCTGATGTTATAATGGTATGTCTTAACTTTGCAAAGCATTATAATATTGATATTGAACAGGAAATAAAAAACAAAATACAAACAAACAAACAAAGAGCTAAAAATGGCAAAAAGTAAAGATTATTACAGATTTACAGCGTTAAGATTCCTAGCTAACTCAATAGCGTTATTAGAGGATATAGAGGATCTAAAAGAAACTAAGTTATATTCAAGAGAATTAAAACACTACGCTAATAAGTTTATATATGAATTAGAGAGGGCTGTAGTACCTTTAGAGAATGAGTTAGCTAAAAACAATGAGATTGAAATAGTTGATGAAATTACTAAAGTAGTTAGAGAGTTTAATAAAAGTATTACTAATCAGTATTTAGGTAAATAATGCTACAACTAAACACAGTTATTAACGAATTAAAGAGATGAATATGACCGTTAAACAGAAAGATGAAATAATTGATATACTGGAAAACTTACCATATTGGGATACTTGCCCCCAAGATTATAAAGATAAAATACCTGCTTTAGTTAAAGCACTAAGCAAAGTTAATAATAGTGTTTTAGATGATGTTAGTTGCTGTGAATGTAGTGATAACTTTAGCACTCCCGAAGTTGAATTAAATAAATGCTTTAGTTGTGGTAAAAAACTACATTGCAACTAACAACCTTGTAAAGAAAGCTTGAGCGTCGTTTTCTTTTTAGAAAATGTTCTTTTACAATTCTGTTATATTTTTAGTATATTTATTTGATATGAAAGTACAAGGTGTTAAAGTTGGTGATAAGTTTTACTATAAAAACGAATGGTATAAAGTTATTAGCTCAGATGAAACATTTACATATAGTAAGAAGATTAATAACGATGGGTTTAACCATTTACTTTTAAATGATGTTGAGGTAAGTATGGTAAAGGATGAAACATTTACTAAAAACCCTGATCATAAAATATTATAATATGGCAAGTAAAGGAGGTAGACCTAAATCAGAGTTTGAAGATTCAAAAAAAGACTTTCCAAAAGACTGGTACGATATAGTATTAAAAGAGTATAAAGATGGTGCTAGTGATGTTGAAATAAAAGCAATGTTTTGGGAGTGGAGAAAGTCATTTTCTAATGATTTATGGGATAGATGGTTACTAGAAGAAAAGGAGTTTTCGGAAACCATAAAAATGGGTAGAGCATTATCTCATTCATGGTGGCTTAAAAAAGGGCGTAAATCTTTAGATGATAGAGAGTTCTCTTATACTGGATGGTATATGAATATGAAGAACCGTTTCGGATGGGCTGATAAAAAAGAGATTAAAGAAGATAAGAAAGTAGAAACAACTTTTGATTATAGTAACCTAGATGCAGAAACACTTAGAACAATTATTAAAGGGGTTAAGCCTAACAAAACTACAGAGTGAGCTATATAAAAAGTCTTTCTATGAATTTAGTTTAGACGCTTTTAAAACACTTCACAATGGGCAAGAGATTACTCCTAATTGGCATATAAAACTAATATGTGATAGGTTACAGGTAGAAGCTGAAAGAATAGTAAGCGGTAAGCAAAGAAATAAACACCTATTAATTAATGTACCGCCTAGAACATTAAAGAGTGAATTAGTAAATGTTTTCTTTAGTGTTTACTGCTGGATATTAAAAGACTCAATACAGTTTATTAGTTCTAGTTACTCAGCTAGTTTATCTATTGTACTTTCTACACAATCAAGGAGGCTAATTGAGTCCGATTGGTTTAAAGAGCATTTTCCTGATATACACCTATCCAAAGATGAGAATACCAAAAGTAGGTATACAACTACTAACGGAGGTTTAAGATACTCCACATCCACAGGAGGAACGGTAACGGGTATGGGTGCTGATGTAATAGTAATTGATGATCCACAAAACCCACAGTTAGCACGTTCAGAAGTAGAAAGAGATAATGCTAATAGATTCTTTAATGAAACTCTAAGAAGTAGATTAAACAACCCTGACAAAGGTATCTTTATTGTAATTATGCAAAGATTACACGAGGATGATATGACAGGAATGTTATTAGATAAAGAGCCTCATAATTGGGAGCATATTTGCTTACCAGCTGAGATAAGCGACAATGTAAAACCAATTGAGTTAAAAGAGTTTTATGTTAATGGCTTACTATTTCCTCAAAGATTAAGTTTAAATACCTTAGATAGCTTTAAAACGGGTTTAGGTTCGTATGGCTATAGTGGTCAATACTCACAGTTACCTAGTCCTAGTGAGGGAGGTATATTTAAAGGCTCTTGGTTTAAGACTATTAAACAACTACCTAACAATATTAAATTAGACCAGCTAAAGTGGGACTTCTACCTAGATACTGCATACACCAATAAACAGGAGAATGATGCTACAGCAATGTTATGCGCTGCTTTTCACAATAACGAACTATATATAAGAGAGGTTAGAGCGGTACGTATGGAATTTCCTGAGCTAATTAAAGAAATACAAGAGTTTACAGCTGTTAACGGTTATACTAATCGAAGCCGTATATATGTAGAGCCTAAAGCAAGTGGTAAAAGTATTGTACAGATGCTTAAACGGTCTACAGGTTTAAACATAATGGAGGATAAGCCACCAACTCAGGATAAGATAAGTAGAGCGAGTAGTATCTCCGCTTTTGTTGAGAGTGGTAGAGTAAATATGTTAGACGGTAGATATATAGATAATTTTTTAAATGAGCTTAAAGGCTTTCCTAATGCTAAGCATGATGATATGGTAGATGTTTTAGTAATGGCTGTTGATAGAAATACCAGCAGACGCAAAAAGGTTAGGGCTATGTCATAGGTTTGCTATTAAAAAGTGCTATACATTGCACTAATTTATATGAATAAAGTATAATACTTAACAAATAATAGTTTAAGTGCTATACATTGCACTAATTAGGAATTAATTTGTTAAATTGGCAATTCGCAAATCAAAATTTAAACAATTTAATGATTAAAGCAAGGAGATGGCTGCACAAGTCAGAGGCTCAATATCTAGGGCTAACAGTAAAAGAGAATCAAAAAGGTAGAACACAAGCAAGATACCCTATTACAGAAGAGCAATACAATGAGATCATAAGCCTAAGAGTTAAACCAAACAAAAGAAAGTTTGTAGAAACTATTAAGAAGCTAGATAAAAACGGTAATGTAATCTCCAGTACTGAGAAGCTACAAAGTAAGCCTATAGATGTTCCTGATAACTTTGAGGTTATTAAGGTAAGCACCTCAAAAACTACAGGTCAACAATGGATACAATACGCTCCAAAGAAAGAAACAATAGAGGAGGCTGTAGAAAGCTTTGACTTTGAAAAGATAATCCAAAAGTACATTAAGCCTTTGGATGTTTATGGATCTGATACGGTTACATATAAAAGTACTAATCTTAAAGACTTCGATAAGCTTATTATTACTGATGTTCATATAGGTATGGATACGGATGTAGATAATAACACTATGTATAAATCAGAGTGGAATAAGAAAGAACTATTTAAGACTGCTCAGATTGTAATAGATAAGACTTTAGAG